AGTAAAACTTCAATGGGATCAAATAACAAATAGACCTGGAACTTCTACTTTTGCTTCAAGCAGAGGTGCAAGATTCGATGAAATGCATGTCATTGTTATTGATGATACTGGAGAAATTACTGGTAACGCTGGTACAATTCTTGAGAAGCATTTATCACTATCTAAATCAAAGGATGGTGAATTTTCTGCTGGTAGTCCTTCTTATTGGAGAAAATATCTTGCAACTAATTCATCTTACATTTTTGGTGGTAGTCAACCGTCAGGAGGTATAGCAGCTGGATATTCTGATTTGTCTGGTGGATGGATGCCTGATGCTGATCCTTGGGATAATAATGCTACCGATGTAAATTATGCTCAGATTGGTAATTGGACTGCAACTCTAACTGGAGGTAAATCCTACGGTGGTAAGAGTAATTACACAACTACAGGTGCTTTAGATTGTGGAGTAGATGATATAGTTGGTGGATTAACTTTATTTGAAAATACTGAAGAAACTGACATTGACTTTGTTCTAATGGGATCTGCAAATTATCCAAAAGAACAAGCACAGTTTGTTGCAGATAAGTGTATTGCTGTTGCAGAGGCAAGAAAGGATACAGTTGCATTCTGTTCTCCATATAGACAAGCGTTCTTAAACGATAGTTCTGTAGGTGCAGTTACTGTTAATGACATCGATACTATTACTGAAAATATCAAGTCATTCTATTCTGGAAGAGCATCATCAACTTACGCTGTATTTGATAGCGGTTACAAGTACATGTATGATCGCTTTAACAATGTATTCAGATATATCCCATTAAATGGTGATATTGCTGGAACTTGTGCAAGAACTGATATTGAACAGTTCCCTTGGTTCTCACCTGCAGGTACTGCAAGAGGTCCAATTCTTAATTCAGTAAAACTTATTTACAATCCTGGTAAAAAGCAGAGAGACATTCTATACTCAAATAGAATTAACCCTGTTATTCTTTCACCTGGTGCTGGAATCATCCTATTCGGTGATAAGACAGGATTTGGTAAATCATCAGCATTTGATCGTATCAACGTTCGTAGATTATTCATCTACCTTGAAGATGCAATTAAAGCCGCTGCGAAGGATCAACTCTTCGAGTTCAACGATGAACTTACAAGGACAAACTTTGTAAATATCATTGAACCATTCCTCCGTGATGTACAATCTAAGAGAGGAATCTTCGACTTCGTTGTTGTTTGTGACGAAACAAATAACACAGCAGCAGTTATTGACAACAATGAGTTTGTTGCTGACATATTCATCAAACCAGCACGTTCTATCAACTTCATCGGTCTAACCTTTGTTGCTACCAGAACTGGTGTTGCATTTGAAGAAGTAATCGGTTCCGTTTAATAAAGAGGTTTTAATCAATCATGGCTAGAAATCAAGTCAATCCACCACCACTAAGAACGATTTCAGACTTCAAAAGTAAGCTGACGGGTGGCGGTGCTCGTGCCAATTTATTTGAGGTTGTCCTAACATTTCCTGATATAGTACAACCAGCAACCGATGTTCTTGATAAATCAAGGTTCTTAGTTAAGGGTGCAAGATTACCTGCATCCAATATTGCACAGATAGAAGTTCCATTTAGGGGAAGGGCATTAAAGATCGCTGGAGACAGAACGTTCGATTCTTGGACTGTTACTGTTATCAACGATACAGACTTTGCTATTCGTTCTGCATTTGAGAACTGGATGAATGCTATTAACAGATTATCTGATAATACAGGTTTAGTTAATCCAGCAGACTATCAAGCAGATTGCTATGTTTATCAATTAGATCGTGATGGACAAGCACTAAGATCTTATCGTTTCTTCGATACATTCCCAACACAGGTTGGTCCTATTGAACTTTCATACGATGCACAAGGAATCCAAGAGTTCACTGTTGAACTACAGGTTCAGTATCTTGAAGTTATCAAAGGAACTAGTCCTGTAGCAGGTGGAACGGATATCAACTAAATAGTACGATAACGTAGTCTAACTTTATACTATGGCAAAACTTTTCGGTTTTTCTATTGAGGATACTCAGAAAAAGTCCAAATCAATAATCAGCCCTGTTCCCAAGAACAATGAGGACGGGGTTGATACTTTTGTTTCCAGTAGTTTTTACGGATCTTATGTAGATATTGAGGGTGCTTATCGATCTGAGCAAGATTTAATAAAAAGATATAGAGAAATGGCACTCCATCCAGAATGTGATGGTGCTATTGAAGATGTTGTAAATGAAGCAATAGTTAGTGATTTATATGATTCTCCTGTGGAGGTTGAATTATCCAATTTAAACGCTAGTGAAGGAATAAAGAAAAAAATTCGTGAAGAATTTACATATTTAAAAGAAATCATGGACTTTGATAAGAAGTGCCATGAAATTTTTCGTAATTGGTATATTGATGGAAAAATATACTATCATAAGGTTATAGACTTAAAGAAACCAGAAGAAGGTATAAAAGATTTGAGATATATTGATCCTATGAAGATCAAATATATTCGTCAAGAGAAGAAGAAAAAAGGTCAAGATGATATGACCATTATGGTTAGGTCTTCTGATGCTCAAACTGTACCTAATCCTGAATATGATGAATATTATATTTACACTCAAAAGGCAAATTATCCAACTGGTATGATGCCTCGTGCAGGTAAGGAATCAGTAAAAATTGCTAAAGATTCTATATGCTATTGCACATCTGGTTTAGTAGATAGAAATAAGAATCGTGTTCTTTCATATCTTCATAAAGCAATTAAGGCACTTAATCAATTAAGAATGATTGAGGATAGTCTTGTTATTTACAGATTATCAAGAGCACCAGAAAGAAGAATATTCTATATTGATGTTGGTAATCTTCCAAAGGTTAAGGCTGAACAATACCTCAGAGATGTGATGATGAGATATAGAAACAAGTTAGTATATGATGCTAATACTGGTGAGATGAGAGATGATAAGAAATTTATGTCAATGATGGAAGATTTCTGGTTGCCTAGAAGAGAAGGTGGTAGAGGAACTGAAATTACAACATTACCTGGTGGTCAAAATCTTGGAGAAATTACTGATATTAATTACTTCCAGAAGAAATTATACAAGTCATTAAATGTTCCTGAAACTAGAATTGGTGGAGAAGGTGGATTTAATCTTGGGAGATCTTCTGAAATCTTAAGAGATGAAGTAAAATTCAGTAAGTTTGTGGGTAGAATGAGAAAGAGATTTTCTCACTTGTTTAGTGATATGCTAAAAACACAATTACTTCTAAAGAATGTAATTACTCCAGAAGATTGGAATATAATGGAAGATCATATTCAATATGACTTCTTATATGATAATCATTTTGCTGAACTTAAAGATGCTGAACTCCTACAAGAAAGACTTAATCTTGCTGGTGCAGCAGATCCTTATGTTGGTAAATATTACTCTGCTGATTATGTAAGAAGACATATTCTTCGTCAATCTGATGGAGAAATTATAGAGCAAGATGAACAAATAGAAAAAGAAATTAAGGATGGTGTAATTCCAGATCCAAATGCTCCTGTTGATCCTGCAACTGGAATGCCTTTAGATCCAGCAGCACCTCAAATTAATGGAGATATGGGCGCAAATCCTGTAGACCCTGCTCCAGAAGAAAAAAAATTTGAAGCTCCCAAGGGTGGGGAGATATAAATAACCCTACAACGTTGTATTGATTTTTAAAACATGGAAGAATTAATGGATTTGATGGTGAATGATGAATCACCTTCACAAATAAGTGATAAGATAAAAGATATGCTTTATTCAAAGAGTGCAGATAAAATATCTGGTATTAGACCTGATGTTGCATCTCAATTATTTGATAATGAAGATGAAGTAGATACTGAAGTTGAAGCAGAAGCAGAAGTAGAAACTGAAACTGAGGTTGAAACTGAGGAAGAACCTGTAGAACAGGGTGTAGAAAATTAATAAATAACTAACGTATAGGACTATTGTAATTTAAAATAATGGCATTTAATCCCGTCAGTACTGGTGCTTCTTTGGCGGTTGCAGTCAATGGTAGTACCGTAACCACTGGTTCCTGGGAACAACATCAATCAGATACTTTAAGAGTAACTTGTAATGTTGATTCACATGTAGCAGTTGGTATAGGTTCTACAAATGCTGCAGCAGCAGGTAGTGTTTTTATAAAAGGAGGAGAGACTGTAAATATTAATACAGGAAGACCTTCATCCACTAGAGTCACTGGACTTAGCACAAGTGGAACAAATACAACTGTTACTTTTGCAGAAGGAACTGGTTGCCCATTCTATGTTGGACAACTTATTACTGTAAGAACAAATAGTGTAGCTGATAAACATTGGGAATTTGCTAAGAAAGAAATTACTAGTATAAACACCAGTCCTAATTCATTTAGTACA